ATTTCAAGGACCAGTAAAATCACTTAATGGTTTTCAAAGTGTTGGAACAGGAAATTCTGTTAGCATCGCAGCAGGTGCAACTTCTTTAACTGTCGATACACACGCTGGTAAAATGTTATATCACAACGTTGCTGGTGCAGCTACTTTGACTTTACCTGCAATCAACTCTTCATCTGATTCAGGTGTCGCGGGTCCAGGTAATGATCCAAACTCAGCAAACAATTTAGGTGCTTCTTTTGAAATCTATATTGGAACAACTAAAACTAGTGACTTTGTTTTACAAGTTGCAAATGCTAATGATACAATGACTGGTAATGCAATTCTTGTTGATACAGATACAAGTGATAACGCTGAGGGTTTTATGACTGCAGCTGCATCTGATACTATTACTTTAAATGGTAGTACAACAGGTGGATTAGCTGGTTCAGTTATAACTTGTAAAGCTATTGGTGCTAATAGATGGGGTGTTACAGTCTCATCTGGAGGAACTGGTAACTTAGCTACGCCGTTTAGTGCAGCAGTAAGTTAATAATTAATTTGGTGTGGGCCTTCGGGCCCATACTTAATTTAACGGAGAAAATTATGAAGGGTGACGTAAAAGCAGTTAGAGTTTCAGGAACTGGTGCAGTTTTTGCTGGTAGAACTAGATTAAGAGGAATGATTTTAGCTTCTGATGGATCTGGAGCTGGATCAATTACTCTACAAGATAACACAGACAGCACAACTTTATTTCAAGGAGATTGTCCTGAAGGTGATGTTTTTTCATTTAACATCCCTGAAGATGGAATATTATTTCCAGGCGGAATGAAAGTTTCTGCAATTGCTAACTTAGTAGGTGCAACACTATTAATTGATAAATAGGAGGTTAAATGGCTAACACTACCTCTGGAACAGCTACGTTCGAAAAAGGTTTTTCTATCGCTGACATTGTTGAAGAGTCCTATGAAAGAATTGGTATTCAAGGTGTATCAGGATATCAGTTAAAAGGTGCAAGAAGATCATTAAATATTTTATTTCAAGAGTGGGCAAACAGAGGTTTGCATTATTGGGAAATATTAAATAATTCAATTACATTAGTTAACGGTCAATCTGTTTATACTATGTTTAGATCAACATCTGATGGTACATCTGATGCAACAGCTGTATATGGTGTTGAAGATGTATTAGAGGCATCTTTTAGAAACTCAGATAATATTGATTTTCCACTTACAAAAATAAATAGATCAGAGTATCAGTCTTTTTCAAACAAATCAGATAAAGGTGTGCCAACACAATATTTTGTGCAAAGATTTATAGATAAAGTAACTATTACTTTATATCTAACACCTGGATCTGATGAGGCCGGTAAAAAAATAAATTATTATTACGCAAAAAGAATTCAAGATGCAGGAGACTATACTAATGATGCTGATGTGCCTTATAGATTCGTTCCTTGTATGATTGCAGGTCTTTCATATTATTTAGCAGTAAAATATGCTCCTGAAAGAGTTCAAGTTTTAAAAATGTTATACGAAGATGAATTACAAAGAGCTCTACAAGAAGATGGTTCTTCAACAAGTTCTTTTATAACTCCTAGAACTTATTATGAAGGAATGTAATGGCCAATTTAGCTAAAGGTAAATTTTCTAAAGCAATTTCTGATAGGTCAGGTCAAGAATTTCCTTACAATGAAATGGTGAGAGAATGGAATGGGTCCTTTGTTCATGTTTCTGAGTATGAAGAAAAACATCCTCAACTGCAACCAAAGCCAGCACCTTCAGATGGTCAAGGATTGCAAAATGCAAGACCTGATAGAACAGAACCTGCAACACAAAATTTATTACCAGCAAATCCATTTAGTTTAACCTCAGGATCATCAACAGTGACTGTTACGGAACCAAATCATGGCAGAAGCACATCTGATACTGTTGTATTTAGAAATGTAATTGGAAGTCCCGGAGGTGTTGCATATACAGTCTTTGAAAGTGCATCTGGGTATGCTATAACAAAAGTAGATGCAGATAAATATACTTTTACTTTAGGTGGAACACCAACAGTAACAGAAAACGCAGGAGGAATGACAGTAACAGCAGGACCTGTTACGTTAACACCATAATATGGCTTATACTTTAACAAACTTACAAGATGATATTAAAGATTACACTGAGGTTGACAGCACTGTATTTTCTTCAGGTGTCTTAAATACTATAATTAAAAACGCAGAAAATAGAATATACAGAGATTCTGATTCGGATGATAATAGATTTTATGCAACATCTAATTTAGTTACAGGTAATAGATATGTTACCATCCCATCTGATCTAAGAGTAATAAGATATATTCAATTAAAAGATTCAAATAACAAACAAGTATTTTTAGAAAAAAGAGATACATCTTTTATGTCTGAGTTCTATAATACACCTGCAACTCAATCAGGTCTTCCAAGATATTATGCTAATTGGGATGCTAATTTTTGGGTTGTAGCTCCTACTCCTGATAGCACGTATGAAATTACTTTAGCTTATATTAAACAACCAACAAGTTTAACTGATTCTAGTGTTAGTGCTACCGGAACCTATGTGTCTAATAAATATCAAGATTTACTTTTATATGCTGCTCTGGTAGAAGCATATGGATACTTGAAAGGACCTGTAGATATGCTACAATACTACGAAGGGTCTTATCAAAGAGCTTTACAATCGTACTCTATTGAACAACAAGGTAGAAGACGCCGAGACGAATGGCAAGATGGGGTTATTCGTACTCCTTTAAGATCAGATTCACCATCAAAATACTAAGGAGATAATTTATGGCTAATATAGTACCTGATTCTTTTAAAACAGATCTTTTAAAAGGCACTTTCAGTTTCGATACCTCAGGAAATAGTGGAAGTACTTTTAAAATTGCTTTGTATACATCGTTAGCTGCTTTTAGTACTTCTACAACTCAATATATAACTACAAACCAAGTTGCAAACGGTAATGGTTATACAACAGGTGGAAATACTTTAACTAATGCTGGTGTATCTATAAGTAGTAATGTTGCTTTTGTTGACTTTGATGATACAACTTGGTCTTCAGCATCTATTACTGCAGTTGGAGCTCTGATTTATAAGAGTAGTTCAAATAATGAAGCGGTATTAGTTCTAGATTTTGGAGGAACAAAAACTTCTACAAGTGGAGATTTTCAAATTGTTTTCCCAGCCGCATCTAGTTCTGCAGCTATCATTAGAGTTGGCGACGCATAATTTTAAGGATTAAATAAATGGCACTTGTACTTAACGATAGAGTTAAAGAAACTTCTGTTACGACTGGAACAGTCACTCTTACTTTAGATGGTGCGGTTCAAGGTTTTGAAACGTTTTCATCGGCTATTGGTAATAGTAACACAACTTTCTATGCAATAGAACTACCTGGAACCACTGAGTTTGAAGTAGGTCGTGGAACTGTTTCTGCAGGTCAGTTAGCTAGAACAGAAATTATTTCATCATCAAATAGCGATAGCGCTGTAGACTTTTCTGCAGGAACTAAAATTGTATTTTGTACTTTACCCGCAAGTAAATTTGTACCAGGTAAATTTGAAGGAGCAAATTTTGCAGACAGTATATTAATCGGTCATTCAACAACAGGAACTTTAAGTTCAGCAGAAGATAATACAGGAGTTGGTATTGTAGCTTTAGACGCTTTAACTTCTGGAGACCAAAACACAGCGGTTGGTAATGAAGCTGGAAGTGGAATAACAAGTTCAGGAAAAAATACTGGTGTGGGTGCTTTTGCATTAAATGTCGTTACTGATTCTACAGGATTTAACTCAGCTTTTGGTAGAAGTGCTTTACAACTTGCTACAGGTTCTTACAACACAGGAGTTGGCGCTGGAGCAGGAGAAAATATTACATCTGGTTCAGGTAACGTAATAATTGGTAAAGTATTAGCGGATAGCGCAACAGGAGATAGACAATTAAAAATATCTGGACATGATGGATCAACAACCACAACATGGATATCTGGAGACAGTGCAGGTGCCTTAACATTTGCTGACAAAGTTGTCTTAGCTGCAAACAAAACAATAGAGTTCGGAGATTCAGGAGAAACCATATCAGGTGATGGTACAGATTTAACAATTACTTCAAGTAATGATTTAGATTTAGTTTCTAATGGTACAGGCACTCAAAGTACATTAATTACTTCAGCGGGTGGAATATATTTAGATTCAGCAGAAACAAACAGAATTGATGCTGCTACTGGTATCTTAAATTTTTACAAAGCAGGAACATTAGGTATAAGTTTAAATATTGATGGAAACAATGATACTGTTTTACATAGTAGACATAATGACAAAGATATAAAATTTGACGGACAAGATAATAATTCAACTATAACAGCATTAACTCTTGATATGAGCGAGGCAGGTGCCGCTACGTTCAACAGCACAGTAACAGCAAATGCAGGTCTTAAAGCTGATAATATCACAATCGATGGTACAGAAATAGACTTATCTTCAGGTGATTTAACTATTGATGTTGCAGGCGATATTAGTTTAGACGCTGACGGTGGTAATGTTTACTTTAAGGATGCTGGAGCATCAATTTTATCATTTAATAATGTATCGCAAGATGTTGTTTTAAAAAGTGAAGTAAATGATAAAGACTTTATAATTCAAGGTGTAGATAATGGTTCTGCTATTACAGCATTAACTCTTGACATGTCAGCAGCGGGTAGTGCAATATTTAATAATAATATAATAATTGCACAAGACGCTGGTGCCGATACTGCTAAAATATTACTTGGTGCTGCTGCAACCAATGGAACATCAGGTGATTTAGAAGTTTACCATGATGGAAATCACTCTCATATAAGAGATAATTCTACAGGCGATTTAAGATTAAGATCAACTAAAATTGTTTTAGCAAGTGATAGCATGTCGTATTTAGAAGCAACTAATTCTGGTTCTGTGGACATATATCACAATAGTTCTAAAAAATTTGAAACAACATCAGCAGGCGCAACTGTAACTGGTGCCTTAACAGCTGATGGAGGTCTTAAAGCTGACAATATTACAATCGATGGCACAGAAATAGATTTAAGTTCAGGTGATTTAACTATTGATGTTGCAGGTGATATTACTTTAGACGCTGATGGTGGTGATATCATATTTGCAGACGCCAGCACAGAAATTGGTAGATTTACAAATGACTCTACAGACTTTGCAATACAATCATCAGTTCAAAATAAAGACATTGTATTCAAAGGTAATGACGGTGGTTCTACAATAACAGCGATGAGATTAGACATCTCTAATAAAGGGCGTGTAACTATTGGAAGTAATAATTTTCCTTTAGAAAGATTGAGTGTATTTGGTGAAGATAATACAGCTGCGGCTACATTAAAAGTAAAAGACACTGATTCAAGAGGAGTTTTAATTGAATCGCCATATTCTGGTTTTGGTGTAGGATATATAGGCACTGATGGAACTAACTCATCTTTGGGTTTCAAAGTAAATGGCACTGAGGTAGGTAGATTTAGCACTAGTGGTTTTTTTGGTGTAGGCACAAATAATCCACAAGAAGAAATACACATAAATGGAGCTGATCCTTCAATAAGAATACAAGATAGTGATGGTGGTCTTACAACAATAACACAGGCTGGTAATGATCTATCGTTTGATGTACCAGGTCAAATAAATCTTGATGCTGATAGTAATGGTTTAATAACTATTAATGATGGCGGAACACAAGTAGGTAGTTTCTTTAAAACTGCTTCTACATTTTCAATTAAATCAGACGTACAAGATAAAAGATTAGAAATTAAAGGTAACGATGGTGGATCAGAAGTTGTTGCTTTAGCATTTCATATGGCCAATGCAGGTCAAGCAAATTTCAATGATAAAATTGTTTTAAATGCTAACAAAGTCATTGAGTTTGGAGACTCAGGTGAAACCATATCTGGTGATGGAACAGACTTAACAATCGCTTCAAGTAATGATGCTACAATAGATGTTGCTGGTCAAATTAATTTAGATGCCTCTTCTCCTAGATCGGAAGA